CACAAGCCGATCCCGGACAGCGGCGCCCGGACCGCCTCGGTGGGCCGGATCGTGTGGTCGCACCTCTCGCACACCAGCCGGCCGCCGTCGCGGACCACCGCCATGACGGCGCGGGCGGCGTGCTCGATGACTGTCTCGTAAGCGGGGGTGTGGTGCTCGCTGTCGGCGGGCCAGTGCGGCCCGCGGCGCGGGCCGACGACGGTCCCGGGCGCGTCGATTGCCCGCTCGACCCAGGCGGCGCGTTCGCGGCTGGTGTGCCGGCGTGTGGGCATCAGGCGCTCCGGAGGTGGTGGAGGCAGGCGGAGCCGTTGACGGGGTCGGCGGCGACGGTGACGGCTCTCTCGGCGTGGCAGGGCATGCAGAAGCCGAAGCCGCGGCCGGGGGTCTCGGGGTTGGGCACCGAGGCGGGGAAGAGGCTGGTGCGGTCGTCGTCCCTCGTCGCGTCGGGATTGCCCTCGATCAGCCGGAGTTCGGGCGTCGGGTCGGCTGCCTCGCGCGCGCGGTCGTGAGTTGCGGTGTCAGGCCGAGGTGGTTCCTGTGCCACCGAAGAGGTTGAGCTTTCAATCCCGTTCCCAGGTGCCGCAGGCGCCTGGGGTCGCAGGGGGTCTGGGGGCAGCGTGCCCCCAGAGGAAGGCTTCTCGGAGGGTTCCCGGGAGGTTCCCGGACGGTTCGTGGGTGGTTCGGGCGGCACTGCGTCCGTACGTACGTCGTCAGAATCCGTACGTACGGACTCTGTGTCGGTACGTACGGACGCAGAATCCGTACGTACCGACTCTGCGTCCGTACGCTGCTCCTTCTGCTTGCGCCGGTACGCCCGCACCCGAGCCGCCTCGGACGCCTTCTTCTCATCGACGTCGGCCTCTAGCCGCTCTCGCTCGGCCAGGTCGCGCTTCTTGGTCATGTCGAGGTTCCAGCGCGGGGTGCCCCACCGGGTGGTCCCGTCCGGGATCAGCAGGCCGGCGGCCTCCAGGCGTTCCTGGGCGCGCTGGATCGTGCGGGCGTCGTACCCAGTGCGCCACATGACGTCGGTGATCGCGGCGTGGGTGTCGCGGCCGAACTCGTCGGCGCGTTCGGCGCGGGCAACGAGGACACCGCGGGCGGTGGTGTCTGGCAGGCCCTTGGGCGTACGCAGCATGGGCGCCTCGTCGAGGGCCCACTGCACGGCCTGGTAGCTCACCCGGTGCTCCTGATCTGCTCTGTGCGGAGGTGGTCCTGGTGGCCGGCCCGGTGTCACACCGGGCCGGCCGGCTGGTTCAGGCCTGGCGGGGCCAGCAGCGGCGGCACCACCGGGGCTGGTGGCGGGTGTGCGCGCCCTGGGCGATCAGCCGCTCCCCGGTGCGGGTCGACCGGCCGCACCCGGTGACCGGGCCGTCGACCCGGTGGGCCTCGATGTCCCGTCGGGCGGCGGCGATCCAGACGGGGGTGTCCGGGCGGATGCCGAGGGCTGCTGCGGTGGCCGGCCAGTGGTCCGGCACCGGGGCCGCCTGGTCGTGCTCGACGGGCGGCACGGCGGCCGGCACCGGCTCGTCGACGAGCGGCCGGGTCTCGAGACCGGCGTCCGGCCAGCAGGCTTCCTCGGTGCACGCCTGGGCGCCGAGGAAGTCAGCCCACGCAGCGGTCATCTCGGCGCACGGGTCGTCGTCCTGCGCGCACGCGGCCACGGTGACCCGCTGGGTGGTCGGCGCTCCGAACACCTTGGACTTGGTGGGCCGCTGGTCGTGCGCCGCCCGGTGGGCGACGGAGCCGGGCACGGCGGGCAGGCGGACGGCGACGGACGCGCCGGCGGCGCGCAGGCCGTGGGGCAGGCGGGGCAGGGCGGTGGTCATGCTGCGGCCTCCTGGCGGGTGCGGACGGCACGGCTGGCGCGGTACCGCTGAACGGTGCGGACGGTGATGCCGAGCCGGACGGCGATCTGCGCGGCGGTGACCCCGGGCCGGTCGAGCCGGTCGACGGCGGCGGCCCGTTCCTGCCGGCTGGGTCGCAGGGTGCGGTCGCCGCTGACGATGCGGTCGACGACGACCTCGTCGTAGCCGTTGTGCGGCCCGGGCCGGCCGTGGCCGCGGATGTAGGTGCGGTGGCGGTAGGCCCGGTCGGTGGTGCGCCGGTTCGCGGCCTTGGGCAGTCACAGCGGCTGAGTCGGTCGCGCCCGTAGGCGTACCGGGGGCCGTGCCGGCGGGCGTAGCAGACGGCGATGATCACGGTTACTCCTTTCCGATGCGGCGGCGGTGCTCGGCTTGTTCCGGGCGGGCGTCGGGCAGCTGGTGGACGCTGTTGCGCCGGGGCAGGCCACAGGTGCACGGGCGGGCGCCGGTGTGGTCCCCGGGGGTGTCCCGGTCGGCCTGGTACGGGTGCTGGCCAGGCCGGTGGACGGTGGCGATGGTGCGGCGGCTCACGGCGCGTCCGGGGCGGGGTCTGCCGGCCAGTACGCGTCGGCAGAGGGCGGGAGCCCGTACCCGAGCGCGGACAGCTCCGCGGCGGCGACGGCCAAGAGGATGGCCCGGTCGGCGCAGCGCATCCGGACGATCTGCTCGACCGCCCAAGGGCCGGCGCACGGGACGGTGGGCGGGCAGTCGTGGGCGTCGCGGTGGTCGCGGACCAGCTGGGCCAGGTCGCGCAGCGCCGCGGTGTGCTGGTCGGCGGCGGCCGTGGCGGCGGGGTGGCCCCCCGGGGCCGGCGAACCGGCCCCGGGGGTGTGCTGGTCAGCCACGGGCCGCGACCGCCAGAGGAGCGACCCGGCCGGCGGCGGCGTACCACCGTGACGGCAGCACGCAGGTGCACGCGGCCGGGTCCAGCGTGCAGATCAGGCAGGCCGGGGCCAGGGGGGTGCCGTCCGGGGCCAGCAGCGGACCGCCCGGGTCGGCGTCGACCGGCTCATCACCGGGGTCCGCCGGCTGCATGAACTCCGGCGCCACCTCCGCGACAGCGGCGATCCGCTCGGCCGGGTCGTCCCGGTAGTCGTCGCCGACTCCGGCCAGCTCGTCAGGGGCGTCCGGCATGATGACGGCCGGGTCGTACCACCTCCCCGGCGCGGCACCCGGCACGTAGCTGTCTACCCACGACAAGCCGTGGCGGTCGAGCACGGTCCGAGCCCGGGTCACCGCGACGTACGCCAACATGGCGTCCGCGCGGCGCACCCGGCCGGGCCGGCCGTCCTCGCGAGGCCGCGGCTCTACGAAGTCGTCGGCGATCTGCACCACCGGCCACTCCCGGCCCTTGCTCTTGTGCGCCGTGGAGATGACCACCTCGGCGGCCTGCTCCGGCACCAGCCGGTCCGCGGTCGCCAGGATCACGTCCGGGCCGTACTGGTCGACCAGCTTCACCTGCACGCGCATGTCCGAGGCACTGTCGTCCTGCTCGACGTGCTGCTGCACCTCGCGCCACGAACTGAACGCCAGCCACTCCGGGTGGTCGGTGGGCTGGTTGGCCTGCAACTGCTTCGCGGCCCGGGCGAGAGCGGCCAGGCCGTCACCACCGCCCACCAGCGCGGTCCGGCGACCGGAGCTGGCCGCCGCCATGACCCGGGAAAAGGCGGTGGCGTTGGTCCGGCACAGCACCGCGTCCGGGGTGTCGGCGCGGTCCACGCGGGAGTCGATCTGGTCGAACCCGCGCAGCCGCATGTCGGCGTGCAGGATGCTCAGCCACTTGTTGGCCTCGTCGGCGATCCGCTGCCCGAACCGGAACGACTGGGTCAGGTACAGCCGGCGGCCGGGTGCGGTGGCCATCGCGTCGACCGCCCCGTTCCACCCGTTGATGGCCTGGCACTGGTCACCGACGTAGACAACCTGCATGTGGGTCTGGTTCGCGGCGATGGCCGCCACGCAGGGGTTCAGATCCTGCGCCTCGTCGACCAGCAGGTAGTCCGCGCGGAGCCGGGGCTGGGAGAGCTGGAAGATCTTCAGGTAGTGGTTGTGCTCGAACCTGAGCCTGCCGTGCCGGTCGAGGATGTCGGCCCACGCCCGGTGGGCGTACGGCAGGATGGCCTTGCCCAGCTCGCGGCGGACCGTCGGATCGTCCAGGCCGGCCAGCAGTGGTACGTGGTCGGCGGTGATCTCCAGGTCACCGGACTTGCAGAACTCGGCGACGGTGGCCAGGGCGATCCGGGCCAACTGCTGCGGCGCCAGGGGTGCCGTGTCCTCGGCCAGGCGTACCGGCTCGTTGATCCGCAGGATCTCGGCGACCCGCTGGGCGGGCACCCGGGGCCCGTTGATGGCCCGGCCGGCGTCCCGGTACCGGGTGGCCACCGGCCCGTACGCCAGGCCGTGGGACGTCTGGGCCCGGACGGTAGCCGGGAAGGTCCGGGCGGCGTCGTCCTTGACCGACCGGTTGTAGGCCAGGTACAGGCCGCGGCGGCGCGGCGACCGGTCGGCGACCATCCGCAGGGTGCTGGTCTTACCGCTGCCGGCGCCGGCGGCGACCGTCAGGCCGTCGCCGACGGCGAACGCGTCGATGATCTGAGCCTGCTCGTCGGTGGGCTTGTGGCTCATCCGGCCATCTCCATCTCGCGCCGCGCGGGCGGGGTCTGCTGGGCGATGTACGACTCGGCCCGCTCGATCACCCGGGCCACCTCGTCGTCGGTCAGGTCGTTGGTGCTGACGACCGGCCGGCCCGCGACGTCGCTGACGTACGCGAGGCGCTCGTCCCGGTCGGTGATGTCGGCCTGGCCGAGGAGGGCGAACATCCGCCGCCGGGCCGGGTCGTTGCCCGGGTTCTTGGCCGGCGGGAACAGCTCGGCCTTCCGGGCCTTCCACCGGGCCTGGAAGTGCTCGGCCTCGGCCGGGCTGATCCGGCCCTCGTTCGCAGCCTCACTGGCGGCCCGCCACACCCGGCGCAGCCCGGTCTCGTCCGTGGCCTGCGCGAGGTCGGTCAGGAGGTCGGTGGCGGCGGCGGACAGGGCGGCCGGCGGGCCGGAGACGGGCCGGCCCTGCTGCGGCGGGCCGGACACCGGGCGGTCGTCGTCCGGCTCGGCCGGCTGCAACGCGACCAGGTCCCGGGTGTGCGCCTCAGCCGGCGCGCACCGCAGCGTGTCGAAGACGATCCCCTCGATCGTCCAGTCCTTGGCCAGCTCGATCGGCGGGTCGTACCCGGGGCGCAAGCCGACGTGCACCGACCGGACACCGACCACGCTGCCGGGCTTGGACCGGTCGAGACGGATCCAGCAGGACACGTCGAACCCGAGCGTCTTATGCCCTTCCACCCGGTAGTCGCGCTGGCGCTCGATGGGCTTGCCGCTGTCGTCCAGGGCGGCGACTTCCTTGCCGCGAGCCGTCAACAGGACGATGCCCGGGAAGGTCATCAGCGTGTTCATCAGCTTGCGGTGACGGGCGCCGGCCTCGTTCCAGAGGTCCATGCTGATCTTCGGCTCTTCGTCCGGGCCGAGAGGCTTCGCGTTGTACTTCCTGACCTTGAACTCGTGGCGGCGGCGAGCCTTGTCCGACGCCCAGTCCTTCAGGAGGTCCCACTCGGCGGTCATGGAGTCGATGACCAGCACCACGGGCGGTTCATCGGCGGCGGCCGCGCGGGCGGCTTCGGCCTTTACGGCGTCGACGGCGTCCTGGATCTGTGCCCAGGTGCCGTCGTGCTCGACGACGAGGTAGTTCGCGCCGGGGATGGCGCCGTACTCGTCGGCGGCGCCTTCGCCGAGGTCGATCCAGTACATCTGGCCGATGCGCGGAGAGGTGCTGAACTGGGCGCAGGCCCAGGACTTGCCCGACTTCTCCCCGCCTTCGATGAGGATCAGGGGCCACGGCACGCGGCCGGTGGGCTTGCGGGTGCGGAGGGGCAGGGTCACCGGGTGGCTCCGTTCTGGTGCTGCTGCTGGCGGAGGTGCTGCTGGTAGGCGTCGAGGCTGGTCAGGTGCTCCGGCATCCGGGCGGCCGGCGGCTGGAGGACGCGGGCGATCTGCTCCGTGGTGATCGGCACGGTGCCCTCGTTGTTCAGGGACAGGTCGATGTCCGGGTCGACTCCGGCCAGGGCGGAGGCGTCCAGGCGTCCGGTGTGGTCGTCGACCCCGGCGCGGATCCACGCGGACGGGGCGATCTCGGCTCGGACCGCGGGGGGCAGGGGGTTGTACGTGGCGTCGACCCGGCTGACCGTCTCGGGGTGGTG